GTACGCAGCAATATCATCAGCCTCAACACCTTGAAAACGAACAACAGGATAATCTGTTGAGTTTTGAATATGCTCTAGTGTTTTAGTAAAATCCTCAAAAAACAATTCAAACTGTGCTTTTTCTAACTCAGTTTGTAGTTCAAATTTGTCTTTACGATTTTGTTTGTATTCAGGATAAATTGCTTTGCGATAGCTTGATGAGCCTTGATCACAAGCAATAATAACGTGTGATGCACGATAACTTTTCTTTAGACTTTGTACTGTGCGTAGGTAGTCTTCAGCAAAATCTGTAGCACCACTATGTTTATAACGAAATGCTAAGTTGAGTGCATCTACCACTAAGAGTGTATTTTCTTGTTCTGTAATTTTTGTAAATGTTTTAGACATGGTTATTTCTGTTGTTTAATGTAATATTATACCTGATCTAACCTAAATTGTCAAGTTACAAAAATAGGGTTCTCATGTGTAAGCCAATCTTCTAGCAATGCGGTAAAGAACTCAAAGCCATCACACTGTACAAATACATAGCGATAGCTATTATCTTTAGGCATTCCTTCAAATGCCACAAATATTTTAGATCTGTCAAATTTGTATATTAAAAGCGGATATTTAGTAACTTGTAAACCCTGACGTACTGTTTGTTTCCAAAACTCTAATAGTTGTGGATTTTTATCAGTAAGCACGTGTGATGTTAAATGATCTTCTGCATAACCTTTTACTTCTACACACCATAAGTTACTTCGCCCAGGCACATACAAATCGCCTTTTAACTGATGTTTAGGGTCAAGGGCCCCACTTCCTGGAACCCTTTCCCATCCTAAGCCAGTGTGTTTTCTTAGCATATCCCTGACTACGGTTTCAGTTCTTGCGCCTTTTGCTCTACTATCAACCATTACTCAGCGGGTGCTGACTCTACAGGTGCTGGGGCTGGTTGAGATTTAGTTTTTACAACAGGAGCTGTAGTATCTACTACAGGGGCGGGTACTGCATTGATTTCAATTGTAGCATTTTGATCAATTCTAATAGTAGCTTTGCCACTTTCACCATATACTGTACGAGTATAATACTCGTCATCAGTAAAACTATCGCCAACCTTTAGTGCAATTGTTTTGCCGTCTCTATTAATAGAAACTACTGCATCGCCTGTTAATTCTTCTAAAATCATATTATACCTCTATTTGTGAGATGTTGTTGCGTTTCACTACATTTATTTTTTCCAGTAATGGATGAGTAAATCCGTGTGAAACAAGGAAAGTATTTAAGTGTTCTTCTCGTAGTAACACTTCTACTAATTTTTCTTTACCATCAGTATCTAGCGTTTCTACAGTTTCGTCTAATATTAATAGATTAATTCTTGAACTAGATAGTGTTTGCATAAGTTTTCTAATTGCTAACAATGTAGCAACATTAACTCTAGCTTTTTCGCCACCACTTAACGCTAATATTTCTATATCTTTGCCATTATCTGTAATAACAACATTTAATTTATCACTAGCATTAATTTTAAAACTGATTTGAAATCTACCATCACTTAGATCAACTAAATATTTATTAGTAATTTCTTCCAAATCTTTTACTAAACATTCAATTTTATATGCAACTAAACCAGTTGTTGAAAATGTTTTAGTTAACACATTTAATATACTCATGCGCTCACTAAGTTCATGAAGATTATTACTATAAGTTTCTAACTCTTCACGCATTTCTACTAATTGTTTACTTACTAAGTCTACTTTAGTATTGTGTGCTAAAATTTCTTTATTTTTAAACTCTGCATTAGCGATTTGTTTGCGTAATTCTTGTAGTTGTGTTTCTAGCTGGCTTAAAGTAGTTTCTATTTGTTGTTTATCTAATAATTCATTTTGATACTCAGTATTAATCAATCTGTGGTATTTTTCCCACTCTTCTTGTGATTTTTGAGCCTGTTCCCATGCAGTTTTTTGTTGTTTTAAACTAAAAATTCTGCCCGCATATTCACTTGAAAGCAATTCTGCACTTTCAACTTCTGTAGCTTTTTCAGTAATCAGTTCAGTAACTTTAAATTCATTAATCTCTGACAAACAAGTAGGGCAAGTACCATGTAATGCTTTCATCTTTTTAATAAATGTTTGTGCGTCACTTATTGTTTTAGATAATTTAGCTACTTCTGATTGATATTCCTCAATACCTTCTTGAGGTTTATCAGGAATAGGCAGTAAATTAATTTTAGCTTGCAGTTGTTTATAAGTATTATTTTGCTCAATCTTTTTATTAGTAGTTTCTAGTCCATCTAATTGTTGAGATAGTACTAGTGTTTCGCTGTACAACTTTGTATCCATTTCTGGAACTGATAATAGTGATTTAATAGTTAAATCTGTAGATTCATACTTATTTAACCAACTATTTACAGTACTAACTTTTGAACTAGCTGTTGCAATATCTTTTGCTAATTCAGTAGTGACTTCTTTAAAAATTTCAGCAGCACGAGTATATTTTGAAAGATTTAAAATTTCAATAAGAAACTTTTTTCTAGCAGTATCAGGAGCAGTTAAAAATTCTAAACTACTAGCATTGCTCTGATAAACAATTTGTGCAAAACTTTTATGATCAAATCCTAAAATTTCTTCAATTATTTTATAAGTAGCAGTTGCAGTGTGTGCGCTTATATCATTACCATTTTTAAATAATTTAACTGTTTGTGCGTTGCCACGAGTACTTTTAATAGTATAATCAATACCGTCTCTATTAAAATCTAGTTCAATATTGTAATTTTTATCTTTAACATATCTGTTTAAAATATCTGCTTTTTTAATGCCCTTACTATTTTTATTAAATAAAACTTCTTCTAATATTAATGCAATTGAACTTTTTCCGTGCCCATTTCTACCTACTAACTGAGTTAGAGGTGCTTGTATAAAATCAATTTGATTATCTTTTCCGTAGCTAAAGGCATTACTCCAACGTAATTGTTTAATTGTTATCATATTTATTAATCTGTATTAATTTTTTCTGCATAATTTTGAAATTCCTTTAATACGTTTTCAATTGTATTTTCTGGTAATTCTAATATATAAGTTAAATACTCTTTAACTTCTTCTGCCATTGACATTTCAGGATCAAGAATCAGTGCACTATCTGTATCTCGTTTAATTACTTTACGATCAATTAAATCACTATCTTCTAATTCACCAAGTTCTTGCATATCACCTTCAACTTGATAAATTGTATGGTCATAATCTGTAGCAGGTTTAGGGTCATTAACACCAACAGTTTTACGAATAAGTTGTGGCAGTTGTAGTTTATGCCATTTGTGTTCTAGAGTAATAGTATCCAAAATAATAACCCCAGTATCAACACTATGTCTATGAAAACTAGTGGTAACAGGGCTTCCTGGATATAATATATTAAGTTGCGAGTTTTCATAACTATGTAAATCTCCAGCTAATACCAATTTCCAGCGATCAAATATTGTTAAATCCATTTCTGGTTTAACGTGTGGTGGAATTTCTCCGCGAACGTGTGTAAAACAAATGTCACCACAAATTTGAAAAGGATCTTTTTCAAATTCTTTTAATTTATTATATGGAATAAAATCCATATTTTCCACTTTACAATAATCATCAATAATTGTTACCAGTGGGTTTAATCTATTAGTAACTTGTTTTAAATTACTAAGAAATGTTGTATCTTTTTTAATGGCTTCGTGATTACCTGCATAAATAATTGTATTAATATTACAACTATTAACTAAGTCAAAGTAAGTTTCTAATTCTTCCATATTAGGAAGTTTATCAAAAACATCTCCACCTATAACAAATAAATCACATTCATTTTGGACAGCCTGTAGCTGACTCCAAAGCATATTATACCTGTTTTTAGCCCAATCAACAGGTACATTCTTCTGACCCAATTTAATATGTACGTCAGCTGTAAATAATACTTTCATATGACCTTTATAAGACAGAAAAGCCCGCTAAGCTGTTCGTTTAGCGGGCTTTATTGTTGATTAACCTAATTCTTTGACGGCTTCAGCAGCAGCACCATCGGTGCTTTCTTCTTCATCAACATTGTTTGTAATTTTCTCTAACAATGCTTTTACTTCTGCTTCTGTTGGGCGAATGAATTTTTCATCAATAGGTTTAGCTGCTTCAGCTAAGGCACGCTCTTCGTCTGTCAGTGTGCGTGGTTTGCAACGCAAGACTTGTAGAGTATATTCCACATTAAATGGAAGTGGCCCTGTTTTACTACGCTTAAACACTACATCCCAACCACTATCATAATCTGTAGGATCGCCTAAATCTTCCGCTGCTGATACAATTTGCTCAAACAACTTCTTTTTAAGATTTAGTGCTACAACTTTATTCTGTTTAGGGTCAATGCAATTTACTGAATAACTCCAACTGCATTTTGCATCAGGAAAATATTCATTAACATAGTCTTTTTCTACATTATCAAATTTTTCTTTTTCACGGCTAAAAGCCAAGCACTCTACGGGAATGTCCTTATTATTAGTGCCTTTTAGCCAATAAATATATCGTGGAAGAACTCCACCGATTAGACGAACTGTATTTTCTCCGTCTTTATACTCATATGCCTCAATTTTATTAGATTGAGCTTTACCTTTTGTATTTTTAAAACTTAGTGCCATTTTTAATTTTCCTCGTATTTGAAATAAATTTTGTTTTCTTTGATTGTTATTAGCGGATTTGATTTTATTGCGTCAAGGTCTATATCAGAAAAGAATGAAAGATCTAAATATTTGTGACCATAGTGTTTATATATAGCGTAATCTCTACGCCCCGCTAGCCGAATATATTGTGACTTATATACTATATCAGTATTTTTATCAGCAAAAAATAAAGAAGGTTTTATTAGAAAGCTATTACCTTTTAAATTAAAAATCGGTTTGATTTTGGTGTATTGGTTTTTAGGAATAGCTTTTCTAATAAAGTGCAATCTTAATTGTTCAACTAACTTTATCGGATCACACTGTGTGTTGTTCTCTAATAAGGTAAGATTGAAGAAAAGTGTCATATACTGAAACTTAATATATATTATATCATTTTGGATAGGGTTTGACAAGTTGAATTTTTTACACCGATTCAACTTCCCAGCCTTTGCGTAAGTAGAGTCCTAGCCGATCATTGTTCTGTTTTTTATCGGCCCAACCAGCAAATTGAATATCTACTACTAAAGGACTTCTTTTGCCCTCATGTGGTCGCATAATACGACCTACAATTTGTTCTAGTAAACTATCATTTGACATAGGTACTGCTAAAATTACGCAACTAAGTACATTTATTGAAATTCCTTCTGAAAAGATTTGCCTACTTCCAGCAACGCACAACTTTTCTTTATTGAGTAGTTGTTCTTTTGCTTTTTGTCGTTCTTCAAAGGATGTGTCGCCAGTAACCAACAAACACGTATCACCAATATACTCCTTAACTTTTTCTAAAAATTCTACTCTATCTGCTATAATTAAAACAGAATGTCCTGTTTCAATATGCATTTTAGCAATATGACTAATAAATTTTCTATAGTTGTCTCGTTGAGTTAAATCATTAATTTTTTCTACCCAAGTTGCGCCAGGTTTTAATGTAATATTACTTTTTACTAAGTGTACTTTAGGAGTCAATGTATTAGCTTGTGGCGGTCTATATACTGTATGACCAAAATAATCATCAAATAATATATGTTTACCGTCTTTGCGAATCATTGTACCACTAAGTGCAATTCTATATCTAGCATGAAAAGCATCTATTGTACTAGCAAATGTAGTAGCAGGACAATGATGCGCTTCATCTAAAATAATTGTACCAAATTCTTTTGTTAATTTACCTAGGTGTTTTACAATAGTTTGTATATTACCAACTACAATTGCATGATCTTCAATGTCAAATTGTCCACTACCAATAATACCTGGTGTCATGCCAAATAGTGTTTCTATTTCTTCTACCCATTGATCTCGCAGTGCAGTAGTATGTGTAATTACTAAAGTTTTTTGCCCAAACTTTTTGGCAATGTGAAGAGCTGTAAAAGTTTTACCCCAACCTACTAGTGCATTAATAAAACAAGTATCATTAGCTTGATTGTATACTAATGCTTGGTCGTCTCTCAGGTCAAATTTAGGTTTTGGAAAAGGTACTGGTACTAATACTCTTTTATCTACTAACTCATAATGTTCGGGTACTAAATCTAATCTGCCTTGCGGTATAGATAAAATACCATTAATTAGTGTATTGTAATTTTTAATTGTTTCTACACTCTGAAACTTTTTGGAGCCAGTATCCTTATGAATTTTATATGTAAGTGTACGCACTATTTCTTTAGTGTGTTCTACCCCTGGATTATCCATATAAATTCTATTGCTAATTACTGCTTTTGGCATTATACTAGCCTCCAGGTATCTTTTTGTGGAAATTCAAAATAGCCATACAATAAGTAACTGTTGTCCATATGTAATACTCCAGCATATTGTTCATAAGTTTCAGGTTGTTTCATAGTTTTAAATCTGCTTGCAATGCCA